CGACAATGTAGAAGATCAGTGGCAGCAGCAAGTTAACACACAGGGGGCAGTAATATGCCCCCCTTAATGTATCCCCCCGAACGCCGAGCGGGACTCCTAACCCTACCCTAAGCTATAAACGTTTCCCAGCGCCCTCGATATATTCAAATAAATATTTGTGGGTCCCCCGTATACAAAAAATTTCCCCCAGAAAAAATATCATGAAAACCTCGACAACCTTTAGGGAAGAGATTAGTTATATTACAGTGTGTCTCCTAGAGACTGTAAGGATCCTTGTGTTGAACTTATATACCAAGATTGGAGGTAATTATGGCACAAGCACCATCGAGACGAAAGAGTAGGGACCAGGACTCTAAGTTCTTCTTATATGTCTTCTTCCACTCCGTGTGGACCAGCGTATTCTCAATATTCGACGATAACGACTAATGGAACAACACAAAATTACTTACAAAACCAAGGACGGTGTTCTGAAGGAACAGAGGTTCGACGAGTTCAATGAATTTGCCGATGCAATCGAAGATGCAGCGATCGACTATTTTGCTGCTGCTGAAGCAGCACCTGAAATGGAGATTTCGAGTGCCTTCGGAGCATACGGTGTAAATTATAAGGAAACATTTAAAGATGGAGCAAGAACTAGCAGTGACGTTGAATTCCTTGGAGAAGAGACTGAAGGAAGTTGAGACTCCAGGACCACTGATGTATCGTCGTCCAGGCTCCGAGGAACATGAAAACCTTGTAGACTTTCTGAATGACACCTATATACAGTTACAGGAGGTTCGAGCAGTTGTAGAGAGGACTGCAAGGGACTCAAAGGTTCATCTAGCGCACAAGTTATGCCAGCACTAGCGATTCCGACTACTATGGATACTGTGAGCACCAATGCGACCTGCACGTTTGCTGCAGCGCCGCTGAAGGGGACTCCAGTGAAGGCGGGTATCTTTATGGACAAGAAACCCACACCATTCTTTGCAGAGGGGACACCAGTTACTCCTGTTCCTGGAGTTCCCATTGCAACACCACCAGGATGCATTGATCCTACAGGTGGTGCAAGGATCATCAAGTGCTTAGTGAACAAGTCGATTTATATTCAGAAGTTAAAACCAGCACTGCAAGGGGATGAAGCATTTATTGCAGGATCTCCGAGACCACTGACTGCACCGTTTGCCCCGTCATCAGTGCAGTTTCAGACTGGGGCGGGAGCAGCTGCAGGTGGTGCAGCAGCAGCATAATGTGCTATAATGGGTGAGTCTTTCTAATAGGATTCATGGCAAAGCGCACTTCACTGACTGGCGGCACGTTTATCGAAGCAACTCCCAAGAAAACCCGACAGGGTGCAGGGAAGCACACGAAGTATGCTGCAAGTAGCAGAAATAATAAGAAGAAGATGTATCGTGGACAAGGTAAGTAAGGTTAGAGCATGGATTGAGTATGTTTCAAAGCAGCGTGGGGAACTCGGTGGGTATGCCATCTGTCCCTACGCTTTTTCTGCGTCTGTTCATATTGAGGAGCGTGCCCTGCGGCGTGTGACTCTGAGTTCATTACCAGAGAAGGATGTAATAATCTATATTTTGGAGGACGACATCTCTGAATGCGCTCTGATGCAAAGGACTGCGGAGATTAATATGTCTCAAAGCGTGTGGTTTGCGCTCGAAGATCACATGGATGAGACAACGCATATTGGTGGGTTACAAAGTAACTTTGGTAAAGGAAACTTGCTACTCATCCAAAAGCGTGATAAATTAGATAAGGCGAGAGAACAATTACACAAGACTGATTATTACACACATTGGTCACCATCACTGTATAGGAGAATAGTCCATGGCAAATAGTCCAACAGATAAAAGCAAGGAGTTTGTTAAATCTGGTATGACATTGATCACACAACCAGATAGTGACTATTGGTTGAAGAAGCACCAGAAGCGTAAGGTAGACTTGAAAGACACTGCTAAATAGATAAGATAAGCTCTACTATTAGTGTGGCAAAATTCCAAACCTTCAAGGATTTGAATGTCACGTTCAAACCCCATCCAGTAACAGGTGACTTAATTGTCAAGAAGGATGATGCTGCAATTAAACAAGCAGTTGTCAATTTGCTACTTACAACAAAAGGCGAGAGACCATTTCAACCAAATCTGGGGTCCAATCTTCGCAATTTGCTATTTGAGAACCTAGATGTAGCGACTGCTGCTGAAATTGGTGATGATATTCGTCAGACTCTAGATCAGTTTGAACCTAGAATTACGGTTACTGGTCTAGAGGTTGATGCGAACTTTGATGACAATGGGTTTGATGTTGCTTTAGAATTTGAAATCATTGGTAGAGAAGACTTTCCTGTCGCCATAGAATTCTTCCTAGAGAGAACTCGATAATGCCATACGTTCAACTATCAAACCTAGACTTTGCAGATATCAAGACTGCTCTCAAGGAATACTTGAGATCGCAGGGGGAGTTTACTGATTTTGATTTTGAAGGTTCAGTATGGTCGAACCTTCTGGACGTATTGGCGTATAATACGTATTACACAGCGTTCAACACCAATATGGTGGTGAATGAGACATTCCTTGATTCGGCAACGCTCAGGGACAATGTGGTGGCACTGGCGAAGCAATTGGGTTACACTCCCAAGTCAGCAACCGCACCAAGGGCATCTTTGTCCTTTAGAGTAGAATTTCCAAATTCTGCACCCAATGAAATCGTTCTGAGAAAAGGAACAGGTTTCAACTCAACATTTGACAATAATGTCTACAATTTTGTAGTCACCGAAGATATCAAGGTTCCTGTGATCAACGGAGTCGGAACTTTTGATAGCATCAATATCTACGAAGGAAACTTCATCACTGACACCTATACGGTCAACACAGCGCGATCAAACCGTTTTGTGATCAAGAACCCCAACGCAGACATTTCGTCGCTTAGAGTCCGTGTATTCGCGTCTGCACAGAGCACTCTGGGTGAGGTATATGCCAGAGCAGACAGCATCCTAGACATTACTAGTGAATCTAACGTCTTCTACGTAGAAGAGACTGAAGATGAGCAGTATGAGGTATTTTTCGGTGATGGTGTCCTAGGTAGACAACTAGAGTCTGGTAACCAAGTAGAAATTACATATCTGTCAACGAATGGTCCTGATGCCAACGGTGCAAGAGCATTTACCTTCAACGGCATCATAGAGACCCCTGCAGGCAATTCTAGTCTAAACTATACAATCTCATACTCTGCTGCTACAGACCTCATAGAGGCGGCGGTAGGGGGCGCAGAGATCGAATCTGTTGCTAAGATCAAGTTTAATGCTCCTAAGTTCTATGGAACACAGAACAGAGCAGTCACAGCACAAGACTATGCAGCAATTGTAAGAGAGATCTATCCTGCTATTGCTGACATCATCACATTTGGTGGTGAAGAGGATGATCCCCCTGAGTATGGTAAGGTCAAGATTGTTGTCAAACCATCTACTGCACGTAGATTGAGTTCTGCCACTAAGAAAGAGATCGTAGATAAACTGAAACCATACATGGTGGCATCTATCACCCCTGATGTCATTGATGCATCGATTCTCTACGTTGAACTGAAGTCTGAAGTCTTCTATTCTAAAGAAAAGACTAATCAGACTAGAGATGAGATCAAGTCAAAGGTCATCGGTGGTCTAGAGCAGTATATCTCGACATCTGACACTGAAAAGTTCAATGGCAAGTTTAGATTCTCTAAATTTGTTGGTGTAATCGATGATGCTGATCGTAGTATTAACAGTAACCTTACTACTGTTAAGATGAGAAAAGACTTCTACCCTCAGATCAACAGTAAGTTCTTCTACGAACTGTGTTATCAGAATGCCTTTGATGACTCATGTGATGAGGATGTGATTGTCCAATCGACAGGGTTCAAAGTCAGTGAGTATCCTCTCTGGACAGTCTATCTCGAAGATCGCTCTGGCAAAATCGTCCTATATAGAATAGACTCTATCTCAGGTGACAAAATCGTTCTAAACGACTCTGTTGGAACGGTTGACTACAAGAAGGGAGAGATCAAACTTTATGATCTAACAGTTATTGAAGGTAGTTTCTTCGATAATCGAATCGAAGTGAGAACTATCCCACTAAGCAATGATATTAGTGCATCGAGAGAAGTATATCTCGATGTTGATATTCCAAAGAGTTCATTCACGATTTACACAGAGTAAGCTTAAATGGCAGAGACTAGGAGAATATCTACTCTAATTGAGAGTCAACTACCTGAGTTCATTTCTTCTGACTACGAAAATTTTTCTAAAATTGTAGAAAAATATTACGAGCAGTTAGAACTTAGGGGTCAACCTCTCGACGTGATTCAGAATATCACGAAATATCGTGATATAGATTTTTATGAGAAAAATCTTCTAGCACAAGGCACAGAATTAGCAGTAGCAGTATCTGCGAGTGATACAACTATTGAGCTAGTTGATGCATCTTCTTTCCCTGTGGAAAACGGATACATCAAAATTAATGATGAGATCTTGTTTTATAAAGAAAGAAGTGGCAACACTCTCAGTGAAGTCTCTCGTGGCGTCAGTGGCAATACAAAACTAGGCGACCTATACGAGAAGAGCAACTTCGTAACAACGCTTGCTGCAGCACATAACTCAGGTGTTGGCGTTCAGAACATCAGCAACCTGTTCTTGTATGCTATTGTCAAGAACTTTGAGTCTGACTACCTTGCATCGTTCCCAGAGAAGTATCTGAACGAGAAGGTAGACAAGAGAACTCTAATCAAGAATATCACTAGTTTCTATCGTGCGAAGGGCACCGATAGGTCTATCAAGTTTATTTTCAACACTCTGGTAGGTAATGACACCCCAGAAGTTGTAAGACCAAAAGATTTTACTGTCAAAGCATCTACATCTGATTGGATCACCTCTTACTCACTTAAGGTAAAGGTTCTAGCAGGTGATGTATCTTCTCTAATTGGCGAAGAGATT